AGAATAAATGTAGAACCGGGGTTATCTATAAAGATGGTCCTGATACATGGTATCTAACCAGAGACTACTACATGTGGTTAAACTTTCTTCCAAACTTTGACAAAGAAGAAAAGAAATACGGCTTTGCAAAGGTTAGGGATGCTCAGTATCACATGGCTCTTTATGAATTGCTAGCTGAGTTAAACCACAAACACTCTGCTATCTTAAAGAAACGTCAGATAGCAAGCTCTTACTTTCACATGGGTAAGATCATAAATCAATACTGGTTTGAAGAAGGTTCAATATGTAAGATAGGTGCTAGTCTTAAGGATTATATAAATGACAAGGGTTCTTGGAAGTTCTTGGATGAATACAAAAGCTTCTTAAATGAACATACTGCCTGGTATAGACCATGTAATCCTGAGAAAGTTCTGTTATGGGAGCAAAAGATTGAGGTAAGAACCTCTGGTAATAGGAAGACAAGCAAGGGTCTTCATTCTAAAATACAAGGTGCATCATTTGAAAAGAGTCCAACTACCGGTGTAGGTGGTCCATGTACTTACTTCTTCCATGAAGAAGCAGGTATTGCACCTAAGATGAGTGAGACTTATGAATACTTGAGACCAGCCATGGCATCAGGTATGATTACTACTGGTATGTTTATAGCAGCAGGATCTGTGGGTGATCTAGAACAGTGTGAACCATTGAAAGATATGGTTCTAAATCCTACAGCAAATGACATATATGCTGTTGAAACAAACCTAATAGATGCTGATGGAACCATAGGTCTAGCTGGTTTGTTTATACCAGAGCAATGGTCAATGCCACCATTCATTGATGAGTATGGTAACTCACAAATAGAAGAAGCATTAGAAGCAATTACTGCGGAGAGAAAGGTGTGGAAAGCTGAATTAAGTGCTGAGCAATACCAACTGAGGATTTCACAAAAACCAACAAATATTCAGGAGGCATTTGCTTATAGGAAAGCATCAATCTTTCCTCAAGGGCTTATTTCTAAGCAACTCAAAAGAATTGAAGATAAAGAATATTCTTATGAGCACATTGAACTCACCAGAATTAATGGTGAGATTGTTCCAAACAGATCCAACAAACTACCAATCTCTTCATTTCCCATAGATAAAAAGATGACAGACAAGTCCGGTTGTCTTGTTGTCTGGGAAAGACCGGTTAAAGATCCTGGATTCGGCATGTATTATGCATCCATTGACCCGGTTGGTGAGGGCAAGACTACCACATCTGACTCTCTTTGCAGTATATTTGTCTATAAGAACCCTGTTGAAATAAGAAGAGATACAATCAATGGTCTTGAAACATTTATTGAGACGGATAAAATAGTAGTAGCATGGTGTGGTAGGTATGATGACATCAATGAAACCCATGATTTGTTGTCTATGATAATAGGATGGTACAATGCCTGGACTATTGTAGAAAATAACGTGAGTTTGTTTATTCAGTATATGATATCTCAGAAAAGACAGAGATACTTAGTACCTAAAACTCAAATACTTTTCTTAAAAGACTTAGGTTCTAACAATAATGTGTTTCAAGAATATGGCTGGAAAAATACAGGTAGTTTATTTAAGACACATTTGATATCATATGCTATTGAGTTTCTTAAAGAGAAGATAGATGAGGAAACTAACGAGAACGGAGATGTTATAAAGTACACAGATGGGGTAGAGAGAATACCAGATAGCATGTTACTTAAGGAAATGCTTGCATACTTTCCAGGTTTAAACGTGGATAGACTTGTAGCATTCTCAGCACTTATAGCATTTGCTAAAGTGCAGCAATCAAACCGTGGATATTTAAAAAAAACTGAATCTAATCCTAACAAATCCTTGGAAAAATCAGAAAATTTGTATAAATTAAAGTATTCCCCCTTTAAAAATTTGGAGAGGGGTGGAAGAAGTATGAGTAATAAACCAAAGAGATCAGCGTTTAAAAATTATAAATAAACATGCAAGTATATAATGCAATGCAACTAAAGGCTGGTGCCAAAGGCAAAAGTGGATATCCAACCACTAGTAGTCTTACACAGCCTGTACAATTCCTTCCTGCAAAAGAAAAAAATGATGACTGGGCGGCATGGAACCTAGACTGGCTTGAATTGCAGGGAATGTACTTTTTGAGAAAGAATGCCCGTAAACTTCTGAAGAACTACAAACTTGCAAAGGGTATTATTGATAAAACAGATTATATCATTGAAGAAGACAATGAGTATAAGGATTTAATGGATGTACTTACAAGAGAAGACAACTCTGCTCTTGAATTGAAGTTTTATCCTATCATCCCTAATGTAGTTAATGTAATTTGTGGTGAATTCTCAAAGAGATTCAATAAAGTTCAATTCAGAGCTGTTGATGATATCTCCTATAATGAAATGCTTGAGCAGAAGAGAATGCAAGTTGAAGAAAATCTTCTTGCTGATGCTGAGCAAAAGTTAGTTCAGAGAATGATTGAGATGGGAGCTGATCCATCTAGTCCTGAAGTACAAGAACAACTTGCACCTGAGAATCTTAAAACACTTCCTGAGATTGAAGATTTCTTTAAGAAAGATTATAGATCCCTGGTAGAAGAATGGGCTACCCATGTATATAATGTAGATGAGGAAAGATTCAAAATGCAGGAACTTGAAGAAAGAGGGTTCCGTGACATGCTTATTACTGATAGAGAGTTCTGGCATTTCAGAATGTTAGAAGATGACTATGAAGTAGAGCTTTGGAATCCTGTTCTTACTTTCTATCAGAAGTCTCCTGATGCTAGATATATTTCAGAATCTAACTATGCTGGTAAGATTGATCTGCTCACTGTAGCTGATGTAATAGACAAGTATGGTTATTTGATGAGTAAAGAGCAACTTGAGTCTTTACAGAATATCTATCCTGCCAAGTCTGCTATATATCAGGTATCAGGTTATCAGAATGATGGTACATACTATGATCCAAGTAGATCTCATGCCTGGAATACCAATATGCCTGGTCTTGCATACAGACAGTTTGTAAGCCGCTGGGATACATCTCCTGAGTTTGGTGGTGATATTGTAACTGCTATTCTTGATGAAGGTGAAGATCTTCAGAACTGGCAGCAAGGTTCACTAATGCGTGTAACTACAGTTTACTGGAAGACACAACGTAAGGTTGGTCATCTTATACGGATAAAAGAAGATGGTGAGATTATCCAGGAACTGGTTGATGAGACATATAAGATTACAGAAAAACCACTATATGATACCTCAGTATTTAAAAACAAAAACAAAGAAAACCTTGTTGCCGGTGAGCATATTGACTGGATCTGGATTAATGAGGTATGGGGTGGTGTTAAGATTGGGCCAAATCTTCCAGCATTTTGGAGATCCAATATGTCTGACAACATCAATCCTATTTACTTAGGTGTTAATAGAAGTAAACCTGGACGTGTACCTTTCCAGTTTAAAGGTGAGAAAACACTATATGGTTGCAAACTACCTATAGAAGGAAGAGTGTTCTCTGATAGAAATACTAGATCTACATCTCTTGTTGATTTGATGAAAGCATATCAGGTTGGCTACAATATGGTAAATAACCAGATAGCTGATATCCTTGTAGATGAATTAGGTACTGTAATTGTATTTGACCAGAATGCTCTACCAAGACATTCAATGGGTGAAGACTGGGGTAAAGCAAATTATGCTAAAGCATATGTGGCCATGAAAGATTTCCAGATGCTTCCTTTGGATACATCTATTACAAACACAGAGAATGCCACAAACTTCCAGCATTATCAGACTCTTAATCTGGAACAGACAAATAGATTGATGACAAGAATACAGCTTGCAAACTATTTCAAGATGCAGGCTTTTGAAGCTATTGGTGTCAATCCTCAAAGACTTGGTGCTCCTATTGCACAGCAAACAGCAACCGGTGTAACACAAGCTTTGAATCAATCATATGCTCAGACTGAAATATACTTTACTCAGCATTCAGATCAACTTATGCCAAGAGTGCACCAGATGAGAACTGATCTTGCTCAGTATTACTATAGCAATAAGCCCAGTTTGAGATTGAGTTATATTACTACTGAAGCTGAGAAAGTAAACTTTGTTATTAACGGCACAGATCTTTTACTCAGAGACTTTAATGTGTTTGCTACAACCAAGACTAACCATAAAGCTATTCTTGATCAGTTGAAGCAGCTTGCCATGACTAATAACACAAGTGGTGCATCAATCTTTGATCTTGGAAATATCATCAAAGCTGAATCTATTGCTGAGGTTACCGGTATTCTTAAAGGTGCTGAAGAAAAAACAAACAATATCAGACGTGAAGAGATGGCTCAGCAGCAACAAATGCAGCAAGAAGCTTTGGCTGCTAAAGCTGAAGAGGAAAGAATGAAGCTTGAGTTTGAAGCTATGGAGAATGAGAAAGACCGTCAGAATGATCTTACTATTGCAGAAATAAGAGCTGCTGGTTATGGTGCTGGGTTTGATATTAACCAAAACCAGATGAGTGATTACCAGGATGCAATGAAGCAAGTAAAAGAAGATGCAAGGTATAGAGAAGATATTAGCTTCAAGAAAGAACAGGCTGCTATAAAGAACTCTATGAGTAAGAGCAAACTTGATATAGATAGAGAGAAGCTAGCCACTGAAAGAGATGTAGCAAACAAACAACTTGAGATTGCCCGTGTGAATAAAAACAAGTATGATGTGAAGGATGAAAAGAAGCCTAAGAAGTAAGAATTCACACATTAAAAATTTAAAATTAAGGGTAGTAAAAAAAGTTAGCTATATACTGCACAAAATTAGTATAGGGGTTCAAATTTATTAAGTTTAATTATTGAACTTTGCCTATATTAATTATGTACATAACAAACATAAAACCAACACAGTTATGAGCACAGACAATAAAACAATTGAAAGTAATGTCAACCAAGTAGAAATTGACATAGATGAGATGTTCAACGGAGCACCTGGAGCACAAGCAATAACATTGCCTTCTGCAGAGCCACCTAAGAAATCAATCTTTTCTAAGAATGACACTGGGGTTGATATGAGTTTCACAGAACCAACTAATGACCCTGATGGCAGTGGTGATCCTGATGACGGTGATGATGTATCTGGTAACCCAGGTATCACACAAGGATCCACCCAAAAGGTAGCAGTTGATGATCTTCTAGATTCATTTGCAAATGGAGATGATGAAGGAGATGAAGTAAAAAGAGGAAGAAAACCTATCTCTGGTATCGGTGATGTATTTCAGAAACTGATAAAAGATGAAAAGATTGTTCCCTTTGAAGATGACAAGCCTTTTGAGGAATACACTCTTAAGGATTGGGAGGAACTGATTGAAGCTAATTTGGAAGAGAAAGCCAATCAAGCCAGAAAAGAAACTCCAAAACAGTTCTTTGAAAGTTTGCCCCAGGAACTTCAGATTGCTGCAAGATATGTAGCTGATGGTGGAAATGATCTTAAAGGATTATTTTCAACTCTTGCCGCTGTAGAAGAGACAAGAGAACTTAATCCTAGAGATGAAAGAGATCAGGAATACATCATCAGAGAATATCTTGGTGCAACTGGATTCGGTACATCTGAAGAAATTGATGAAGAAATCTCTACATGGAGAGATCTTGGTAAGCTTGAACAACAAGCCATGAAGTTCAAACCAAAATTGGACAGAATGCAGGAAGAAGTTGTTTTGCACAAGCTTCAAGAACAAGAGCTCAGAAAGAGACAACAGCAACAAGCTTCTCAGCAGTACATGGAAAATGTGTATCACACCTTGAAAGAAGGAACACTTGGTGAGTTGAAGATTGACCGTAAAACACAAGCAATGCTTTACAATGGTTTGGTTCAACCTAATTACCCTTCCGTAACAGGAAAGAACACAAACTTGTTAGGGCACCTTTTAGAGAAGTATCAGTTTGTAGAACCAAATTATACTCTCATATCAGAAGCACTATGGCTACTATCTGATCCTGAAGGATATAAATCCAAGATCATGGAAAAGGGTGCAATCAAAAACACAGAAGCAACTGTAAGAAAACTTAAGACCGAACAGGCTAACTCTCAAGGAAGTTCATCTTTTAATACAGAAGATGAAGATCCAAAGAGATCAGCTCCCGGTAAAAAACTTCCAAGAGCAAGAAACATATTTTCAAGATTCTAAAAAACACATATTAACAAATAATATACTATGGCAACTCCAGTTTTAAACAATGGGATTTTCCTCAGAGACACTAACTACAAAGCAAGTTCTCATGTGGATTCTTATCACTTGACCCAGATGCTTGGTTCTGCTGAACCTATGGATCTTGGTCCCGTAGACATTTGGGCTATGACACAGAAGGTAGAAATGCCTCTGTATCAAATGGCTTCTTTTGGCGGTAAGAATACCATCTTGGTTGACAATGCACGTGGTGAGTACAAGTGGCAAACCCCTATCGCTCAAGACCTGCCCTTTATTGTGGCTGACATTGAGCCTGCTAACATTGAAAAAGGTGTAGACGGTACTACCTTCATGATCAAACTTTCTAAGAGAGCTTTTGGTCATGGTGACATCATCACCTATGACAAGTACAACGGCTTGGAAATGTACATCACTGCTGCGGATATTATCCCTGCTGGTGACGGTTACATCTACACTGTTCAGCTTGTTAACAACAACAACTCTGCTTTCCTGGATAATGTTTATCTGACTCCTGGAACCAAGTTCTTCCGTAAGGGTTCTGCCCGTGGAGAGTATGGTGAGCGTTTCTCAGACATGGAAACCGGTTCTGGCTTCCGTGAATTCTACAACTTTGTA